AGTGATACAGAAGCCTGTGGTACAATATCTTATTTGTTATGGGGTGGTAAGTCGGCTAAGTCTTGGGCTGAATCTAAAATAAAACAAAATGGCTAAAATTGTTGTAAGCGCATACGAATCAAAAAACATTAAGCGACCAAACGTACACGCTAAAAGCAAGTCAAGTATTTTGAAAGCAAGTAAGAATTACAAAAAAAAATATAGAGGGCAAGGCAGATGAGAAATTATTTAAAAAACTTTATACCGAGTTACACAAGTCCAAAAGGTGGTCGCAGAGGTTGTATATGTAAAGATAAAAAAACTTATTCGTCTAAATGTTGCGATGGAAGTTTACAAGCACAAGGAATAGGCAGAATAAGCGGAGAGCCTTCTAATTTCTTAGCACAAGAAAATGGCGAATTAATACTTCAAGAAAATAATTATAATATAAAAGCATAATGTCGAATTTAAAAATTTCAGAATTACCACAATCAACACCATTGCTAGGAGCGGAGTTATTTGCCGTTGTTCAAGGGGGTATAACTAAACAAGCTAGTTTAAATCAATTTCACAATTACGTTGTTTCATATCCTTTAGAGGTTAGTCCAAACACAGTTGTAAATTTAGGCGATGCAATTTACGATAATGTACTTTTATTTAGATTAACCTTTAATGCAAGTGGTGGTGGTACACAACAAATGATTTTAAATTTGCCTGATGCCACTCAAAATGTAGACAGAATAATTAGAGTAGTTTCTAATGGTGGATTTACTTCAAATACTCAAGTTCACCTTACACCGATTAACGGTCAGACTCTCGATGGAAGTACTAACTTTTATAACATAAACACTTCTTATGAGGGTATAATGGTATGGTCTGATGGTTTGGAATGGTTTATTATCCAAAAGAAAGCCTAAAGTAAAATACAAAATAATTTTTTTAAAACTATATATTAATATGAAATCAAGTGAAATGCTAAAAGAAGTTAAAACCTTGCTCGGTATGGAGATCAAACTAGAGCAAATGAAACTAGAGAACGGAACTGTTTTAGAAGCAGAAGCGTTTGAAGCTGGGAACGAAATTTTTATCGTTACAGAGGATGAGAAAGTAGCTTTACCAATTGGCGAGTACACGTTGGAAGATGGTCGTGAACTTGTTATTGAAGAAGAAGGCATCATTAAGGAAATCAAATCTATGGAAGAAGAAGTAGAGGAAGCTCCTGAAGTTGAGGTCGAAGTTGAAGCTGCTGATGAGCCTGTTGCTGAATATGCAACAAAAGAGGAACTAGCAGAGGTCAAGTCAATGATTGAAGAAATCAAAGCTATGTTAGAGCCTAAGGAAGAAATGAGCGAAGTTAATCAAACTGAACTTTCTGAGATCCCTGTTGAAGTTACGGAAGAATTATCTGAGCCAGCAGTTGAGCCAATTAACACAAGCGCAAAAGTTGAAACTGAAAATACTGGATTCAAATTAGGTGCTAAAAGAAAATTATCTACTATTGATAGAGTTTTTTCAAGATTAAACAAATAAAAAAATAAAATTTTAAATTATGCCACAACCAACAATTACTACTACTTACGCTGGCGAATTTGCTGGTAAGTACATTGCTGCTGCTTTATTGAGCGGTAACACTTTGGCTTCTGAAGCCATTACAATCAAACCTAACGTAAAATTCAAAGAGGTTATCAAAAAAGTTGATACTGCTGGAATTATTGCCGATGGTTCTTGTGATTTTACTAACGCTGGAACAGTTGCTTTGAGCGAGAGAATCTTACAAGTTAAAGAACTTCAGGTAAACCTTGAATTATGCAAGACTCCGTTTGAATCGGATTGGGAAGCTGCTGCTATGGGATATTCTTCTTTTGATGAATTACCGAAAAACTTTAGCGACTTTTTTATTGCTCAATTGTCTGCTCAAGTAGCTGATGCTAATGAGACTGCAATTTGGTCAGGAAGTGCTGGTGCTGGTAGCTATGACGGTCTTTTGGCTCAATTAGTTGCTGCTTCTGCACCGTCTGTTACTGCTATCGCTATCACTTCTGCCAACGTAATCGAAGAAATGGGCAAAGTTGTAGATGCTTTAAATTCTAACGTTTACGGAAAAGAAGATTTAACACTTTACGTTTCTCAAAATGTTGCTCGTGCTTATGTTCGTGCTTTGGGTGGATTCGTTGCTACTATCGGTGCTAATGGTGTAGATAACAAGGGAACTACTTGGTACAACGGAGGTCAATTGTCTTTCGATGGTATCAATATCTTTGTTGCTAACGGTCTTGCTGATAACCGTATGGTTTTAGCTGAGAAATCTAATTTATTCTTTGGAACTTCTTTGCTTGCTGATCACCAAACTGTAGCGCTCTTGGATATGCAAAATTTAGACGGAAGCAAAAATGTCCGTTTCATTATGCGTTATTCGGCTGGAACACAAGTAGGAGTTGCTGCTGATACAGTTATTTATACTGCTTAATTAAACAATAATCAATTTTTAAAAGGGGTGGGTAAGCCAAAAAGCTCGCCTACCCTTTTTTAATAACTAAAAAAAATATAAACTTATGGCTTGTTCTTTAACGACTGGGCGTAAAGTACCTTGCAAATCGGCAGTAGGTGGCATTAAAGCTGTTTATTTCGCTGACTATGGAACTTTGGGCGCAGCAACAATCGTATCAGGAGAAATCACCGCTTTGGCTGGTACTCCTATTTGGTATCAATTTGATGTAAAAGGTAATACATCACTTGAAACTGCAATAAATTCGTCTCGTGAAAACGGAACTACTTTTTATGAATCTACCTTGACTTTGGCTTTAACATTCCAAGATAAGGCTACACAAGAAGAATTGAAATTAATCGCTCACGCAAGACCACACGTTGCAGTTGAGGATTATAATGGAAACTTCTTTTTAGTTGGTTTAGAGCACGGAGCAGAGGTTACTGGTGGCTCTATTGCTACTGGCGCAGCAATGGGCGACCTTAGCGGATATAACTTGACTGTTGTTGGTCAAGAAACCGCACCGCCTTATTTTGTTCTCTCAACGGTTATAACTGATGATGCTTCAGCGACTCAAATAGATCCGACTGCGTAATTTTAATGCGAGTACTTTTTAAAGGGGTGGCTATGGCTGCCCTTTTTTTTTTGAAATAAAGTCAAAGAGATACAAAATTTCAAAATATTTGCTATATATAAATATGAAAGTTCTAACAACAAGCACAAGCGAACAAGTTATAAAAGTTATACCAAGAAGCTATCCGCAAACAGTAACATTAAAACTGAGGGATGATAGCACTAATAACACTACTACTGCAACGGTAAGCACAACGACTGATAGAGACTATTTAAGCATTTCTTATGCGTTTTCTTTAAAGGAAGGTAGGTTTTATGACTTAACACTTTTAGATGGCTTAGAAGTGATTTATTTAGATAAGATATTTTGTACTGATCAAACTATTGACCAAGACACAAATAATTATTATTCTATAAATAAAAACCAGTATATAAGCCAACCAAGTAATAACGATTTTATTATATTATGAACGATTTAAGAGTAGTAAATTTATCGACCTACACAAGTCCGCAAGTAATGGAAACTAAGAATGATAACTTTGTTTCTTATGGCGAGGATAACGATTATTTTCAGTATTTGATTGATAGGTATAACGGAAGCCCTACAAACAACGCTATTATCAATGCGATGTCTGAGATGATTTTCGGAAAAGGTTTGGATGCAACGGACAGTAATAAAAAACCCGAAGCATACGCACAGATGGTTACTTTGTTTCACGATGAATGTACAAGAAAGTTAGCATACGATTTAAAATTAATGGGACAATGTGCTATACAAGTTATTTATTCAAAAGACAAAAAGAAAATTGCAAGAGTTGAGCATATACCAGTACAAACATTAAGAGCTGAAAAATGTAATGACAAAGGAGAAATAGAAGCGTATTATATGCATCCTGATTGGGCAAATTACAAGAAGTCCGATAAACTTACAAGAATCGAAGCCTATGGATATGGTAATGCACCTATTCAAATATATTATATAAAGCCTTATCGTGCTGGGTTTAAATACTATTCGCCAGTTGATTATCAGGGTGGTTTGCAGTATTGCCAAATGGAGGAAGAAATATCTAACTACCATATCAACAACATAATGAACGGTCTTGCTCCGTCTATGCTCATTAACTTTAACAACGGAACTCCTGATCCCGAGCAAAGACAATTAATCGAACAAAGAATTTATCAAAAGTTTAGCGGTAGTTCTAATAGTGGCAAGTTCATTTTGAGTTTTAACGATAATGCCGAAACTGCTGCGAGTATTGAGCCTATACAATTAAGTGATGCTCATAACCAGTACCAGTTTTTGTCAGACGAAAGTATGCGAAAAATAATGGTTGCCCACAGGGTTGTCAGTCCTATGTTGTTAGGTGTTAAAGATTCAACAGGCTTAGGAAACAATGCCGATGAATTACAGACTGCATCCACCTTAATGGACAACACAGTTATTAGACCGTTTCAAACACTTTTAATCAAAGCCTTTGACGATATATTGACTTATAATGATATATCCCTTAATTTATACTTTAAAACACTACAACCTTTAGAGTTTAGCGACTTATCTAATGTAGTTGACGCTGAAACAAGAGAAGAGGAAACTGGCGTTAAATTATCCGCTGATTTAAGTGACGACGAGTTTGACGAAGTACTTGCGAACTTGCAATGGGAAACAGTTGGTGATGAGTGGGAGTTAGTGGATGAAAGGGAATTTGCAGAAGATAATGAAAGCATTGAGGATTGGGCAAACAGTTTAATCAAAGAGAAAAAAACAGGGCTTCAAAAATTAGCTGATTTTATTAAGTCAAAACCAAGCGAAAAAAGTTTTTTAGACAAATCATATTACAAAGTTCGTTATAAATACGATCAAAAATATAGCAGCGGTAAGTCAAGAGCGTTTTGTGTTGCGATGATGGCAAGAACTTCAAACGGTGTTGTATATAGAAAAGAGGATATCGATCAAGCATCTGATCAAGGAGTAAATAATTCGTTTGGTCATAAAGGAGAAAACTATTCACTTTTTAAATACAAAGGCGGTGTAAACTGTGGACATTTTTGGATGGAGCAGCTTTATAGGCTTAAACAAAAAACAGATGGAACATTTGTAAAAGATAAAGCACTTTCAAGCAGCGAAGAAGTAGACAATATACCTAAAAGCTATATTCCAAAAGGCGAGGAATACGAAACTGCTAAAATAGCACCGAAAGATATGGACTACGATGGGCATCATCCTGAATGGATTGCTAAACACCCTAATTATAAAAAATAATGGCAACAGCACTATTTATTTCGAGAACGGATCTAGTTAGAAACAGTATTTTAGATGGCAAT